ATTATGTTCCGGCTCGGGTGGTTTCAACCCCAGCAGCAATACCTAGACTATAGAATTCATTTGCTTGACGTGTTGTCATGACTTGTAAATTACGCCAATTCAATGAACCGCTGGTAGATAGTGTCGGAGTTCCGGCAATATACATATATTCATATATTTCAATTTTTACAAATTTTCCTTGCATATCTGCAGGAATAGGTTTATACATTTGTACAAATGAAGCTGGTAGAAAGTTTGTTACTAGTTTAAATCGAATTCCGAATGCATCATCATGTATACTTCCGGAAAATTCATATGTTTCTAATGTTTCTATTGGAGTAAGGATTCTAAAATTAGGACTAGTAATAGATGTTGAAATTACTCCAGCTGATGCTGATATGTATGACATATCAATTTTCAGTCTTGGTTCAACAACTATAGTATTAGATATCTCAGCAGCACTTCCTGATATCGAACCAGATACTTGAAACATGAATACCATGTTAGTTTCACCAGGAAGTATATTGCATGTAAATGATGTTAACGGTACTTTTGATGATGTGAAAGGAGATGTACCAGTTGTAGTATGTTGTGTATCAATAGACAATGATTCATTTTGATGAACTATCCTAGCAATATTTGAAGCATCAACTATACGATCAGCTGTACTTAAAACTATGTAGTCTTCAAAAGTTGATGGGCCTGTTTGTATGGTGTTTGAAATTAATACATTTGACGCAGTTATTTCACCGTTATAAATATTCAACCCACTTGAAGAAATGGCTAAATTTCCATCTGATGCAGAAATAAATGTAGTTGAATTTCCAACAAAGAATTTTTGTGTACGTACATCTAACTCAGAATCTGCAGTTGAAAATCTAAAATAATTATCTGTATTTGCATATAATTCCAATCCGACACCACTGTATGGTACGCCGCCTTTGGTTCCAGAGCTTCCTGACAATGCACTACCGCTCCAAATTAAAAATCCAGGATCGCCATACGCAAATCCAGAATACCCTAAACTTCGTATGAATCCTGTATCTTTAAGTCCTGATATTGCAATACCCGTTTCTAATGTGTTAGCAACATACAATGAACCCGTTATCATTGAATAGTCTCCATCAATATAACGGTTTCCACCCTGCCAATCTACATTATTAATATATGTTGATTGACGGCTCTTAACTCCATCTACATTGAAATAATCTATTCGAAAACGATATTGATTTGAAGATTTATGTTTTGTAGGAATCTCTGTACGTATTTTTGAATATGCAGGAGTATATCCAGGGTCATTATCAGTAGTTGTTCTGATGTCTGAAAATGTCCATTCTCCAGATTCTATAACAAATATTAATGATGCAGTACCTGTTGCAGTAGCTTCAAATTCAAATACCGTATCATCAAATCTTTGTGAATTACTTGTTACTTCTAATTCACCTACACGAATACCTAATTTAGTTGGTAATTCTTGATTTAAAATATCTGTATGTTCATATGGAAATGCAGACCCTGACAAAAATACACTTAGTTTTGGGTTATTATTACCACTAACAGCACCTCTTGTACCTATTGCATCGATTGTAATTTTATATGAAGATTCAGAAACAAATGTTGCTGCGTATGCCGGTTTTGTTTGCAATGTATATACTTGATTGTATGCAGTAATATCTCCTGCACTACCAGTTACTACTTGTACTGCATTCGCTATACTTGAAGAAGTCCACGTCAATGTAGGTGCAGATAACTCTACAAATCCAGAATAATATTTTGACTCCCAATATGTATCAATGACAGATTGTGATGTAAATAAACCAATTTTAAAATCTGGAAATACATTTGCTTCGTCAATAAACAATTCCGTTTCTTCCAACTCGATATCGTTGATTTGTTCCCATGTACCTATACTACCATTACCATTTAAAAATATTTTAATTCTGCTAACATCTCCTGTTGCTGGTTCTAATCCGTACAATGATATATTCGCAAATGATTCAGAATTTTGTGTTGTTGTATATATAGGGTCTGCTTCATATGTTATAGAAAATGAAGAATAATCAAACTGCGTATATGTATGTGTAAATATTGACTGGGATGATGCTACTGTAAAATTGTCGTCTAACAGCATCAATGTGTCAGATAATACTTTTCTTACTGTTGTTTGATACGTGTTCGTACCCGGCGTATATTGTGGTGTAGGACTAGGATTTACAGGAGATGAAACAATTATTGTGCCTCCTTCCATTTCTTTTGTAAACAATCCACTTGAGATTTCAAAAGCTGGTGTGTTGTTGTATGAAAAATATTTTACTGTTCCAGTTGTGTATGTAGGAAATTGTTGATTGTTTGGATAAGACCTATCTAATTGTACACCAATTTGTTCTGTTAATGATGCAGAAGGTACTGTTTCAAATATAATTTCAGAATCATTGGATAATGTAGGATTAATTTCAATCGATCTAGTCCATTTAACATTAGAGCGATCTTCCCAATCTTGTGGTACTGGTTGTCCGTTTATTTGTTTTATTTCTCCTATTAATGTTACAGTTGCAGTGCCAGGAGAAGTATCATCATAAACATAAATTGCAATGACTCTAGATTTATCTTCGTCTAGATAATTTACAACTTCATAATATATAGGATCACCGTTATAATCTAAAATTTCAATGTTTAAGTATGAACCAATACGTAAATTTTCTGGATGTCCTTTGAGTTTAATTAAATTTTTACCGGCAGTCAGTCTAGTTGGAAATTCTGTAATTTGAAATACCTCAGGAGATGTGAGTGATGTGTCATTAAAAAACACATCAAATGTGTCTAAACCTTTATATGTAGTTTCTTTACGTTTCATACACGAGATACTTTAGTATAAATATCTATGTATTGCAAATCTGGCTAAATCCGTTTTGTTTATTGACTTCTAACTGTGAGTCTACCATATCTCTCATTGAATCAATGTGAGAAATAATAATTGAAAAGTCAAATTTATTTTTAAAGTATTCAAACATGTTTTGTAATGCAATTACATGTTCATTATCCAATGTTCCAAATCCTTCATCAATAGCAATAAAATTAGGACGTGGTAATGCTGATACATTTATTAAAGCTACACGAATTGCAAGTGATGAAATAAAACGTTCCATTCCAGATGTTAATTCTAATGGCCAAAAATTATCTTCATCATAAATAATATATCCGTTAATATTCTTACCATCTGTATTTAAAACTATATTGAAATCAACTATTTGATTGAGTACATTATTAATTTCAAATTCAATCTTTGGAAGAGCTTTTGAAATAAGGTCATATGGTACACCATTTCTTTTTACTGTTTCTAAATAGTATTCATATGCTTTATATTCTGTTTCTAAATTTTTATATGATTCTAAATTTTCAAGTGCATGTTTTTTACGAGTTTTTGCCACTTCAATTTCACCATGCAACGTTTTGATCTGTGTTGTTATTTGAGCAATTATTTGTTTGTTCGATTCTAAATTGTTTTTAATGATACTGATAGCATCTTCAATTTTTTGATTGATTTCAATTGCAGACTGATTAATCATGTATTGTTCTTGTCGTTCTAAACAAGTTTCTAATTCAGATTCTTTTGTTTGTAATTCATTCTCTAAAATTTCCAAACGAAGTTCATCTCGTTCAATATCATTGTTCATTTTAACTCGTTCTGAAATCAATGATTCTAATTGATTTTTTTGAGTTATATATTTGTATAAATCTTGTTGTTCTGTCTTTAAATCTATTAAACATGATTCATTTTGTTTTAATAACTCGAGTTCTTGATCAATACAATCCTTGGCTTGGAGTGCGTCTTTAATAAATACATTTGATGTACAGTATTTGCATTCTGGATCATATTCATGTGTGTCAAGATGTTGTATTTTTTCTTGTAATACATCTACATGTGCCTTTTGTTTGTTTGTTATTCTTGTTTGTGTTTCTATTTTTAAATCATATGAATTATACTTTTCAACATGATGTTCGATATCATCACGATCAAATTGTTTTATATCAACAAGAAGTTTACGTTCATCAAGAACTTTTTGTTCAACTTGTTGTTCTTTCTGTGCAATTTCTTGTTGTAAATCTTTTATTTTATCAGTTAATATGGTTTCTTCTTGTTTAAGGTGTTTTATTGAAGGCCCATTATAAGTTGTTGGTTGTTTGCTTTCAACTTGTCGCAATAAATCATCTTGAAGTTCATCTTTTTGTGTTTGTGCATCTTGTTCTTGTTGTTCACATTCAGATATTGCATCAATATTTTGTGAAATGATATTTTCTGCATCAGTAATAATTTGACCAAAATCGGTTTTCTTGTATTCTTTTAATTTACCGGCAGTTTCTTTTATATCTTCTACAGCAAGTTGATAAAGTTGTTCAAAAACTGTGATATCTAAAAATTGTGATAATAAATCTTTGCGTTCTCTCTGTGATTTATTAATAAAATTACTTTGATCATTTTGTAACGAAAATGCCGTTAAAATAAAATCATCATATGTTCCTAAATATTTTCTAATATTTTTATTTGTATCACTACGTTCTTCACCATTAAGATTTTCAGAATCAGAATAAAAATCAACATTAACTTTTACGTGTCCTGATTTTTGTTTTATTCCTGTTCTTTCAATTGTATATATCGTGTTATTTATTTCAAAAACAAAACGACTAAAGAATTTTGTAGATTTATTATTAAGTACTTCTTTAGCTTTTCCAGTTTTACTACATTTATCAAAAATAGTATATGTTATTGCATCTAACAATGATGATTTACCAGATGTATTTGGTGCAAATAATCCTACAACATCTTGAAGTTTTGTGAAATCAACATGATTATTTTCTCCATATGAAAACATGTTTGAAAATTCAAATGATATTGGATGCCATGTAATATTTCGAACTGATTCTAATACTGGTAATTTAGAATTTGTTGATCTATTGATATGACGAATAGCATCAATTTCTGCATCAGTTGCTTGCGGATAATTAAGTTCAATATGTTCTGTAATAAGTGTATTTTGATATTCAACATCACGAACATTACTTATTGTGATATTTGTTGTAGATGTATTAATAGACATATCAGTTACACGTTGAATAGAAATATCTTCAACAGTATATTTTTTACGTAAAGCTGCAATAAATTTCTTCATATCAGCTGCTGACGTGTCTTTAAATTTCACTCTAATTCTAGGACGATTTGGTACATATGATGGTGCTTTAATAATTGATGTTCCATCTAATTCAAATGTTACATATCCATAATCATTTGCAATTTGTATGAATTGTGCTGAACGTGATGGTAAATCCCAAACCAAAATTCCATGTTCTAATGCTTCGCCATGATTTTGTTGAATAGTGCTACCAACATATCTAATTTCAGGTTTTTTTACTCCATTTACAACTTCATATTTCTGTAATATTTGGTTCGGTTTATGAATATCTCCAAGCAATGTAATGTCATGTCCTTCAAACAAATCTGTAGTTACATGTTCATTTGAAATTTCATAACCAATATCGGTTTTTGCTGAATGTACTGCTCCATGGTGTAAAGCTATTTTATATTGTTCTGATGGAATATCTTTTGCTAGTACGTATTGTGATGGTGGAACATCAACAGCCATATGATTAAATAAAATACCGCCACATTCAAATACACCATTTTCTTTTATGAAATGAATATTTTTATTTTGAATAACATTCAATATCGGTGATAATGCATCTACTCGGTGCATATTATTCAAATTCATGTCGTGATTACCTAATATAACAATTGTAGGAATCATGAACCCATTAAAGAATTCAGTTAACATGTTGATTAATTCTGGAGACATATCAAGTTTTGAATGTACAATATCTCCTGTAACTACACATATTGAAGTATCAGTTGCTTCTTGTGCAATTGTTAAAAACATGTTTTCGAATACTTGACGGTATTCAGTGTGTCGTTTTAATGTTCTAATATGAACATCTGATACGTGAAATATTTTATCAATATTATTTACGCCGATATCAATCTTTTTTATTTCCATAACATTTCCATTCGCATCATTATTAAATCTTCAAATGACATTTGTGCAGTGTTTGAAATACGTTTTGTAATTGCTTCGAATCCTAACTCAGAAGCATCTTTATCTTGTAATTCTACAAAGTATACATTTAATCCTTCATTCATGAATCGTTCAGCAATATCTAAAGCATTTTTCAATGCATCAGCATCCAAACAAATATAAATGTCTTGTACGTGTTCTTCAATAATTTTCTTTTGTAATTCAGGTTGAATTATTTTTCCGAATAATGGTATTGCATTTCTTTTGATTGCAATTGCATCAAATGAACCTTCACAAAGTACAATTGGTTCTCTCCAATTAATCATCATTTCAAATCCAATAATATCTTTTGATACCGTAGGATTTTTATGTTTCATGACATCTCTATCACGGTAAATACGAGAAACGAAGTAATTAAGATTACCATTCGAATCATAACTTGGTATAATGATTCGTTTTGCATATTGCCCTTCTTCTGCATAACCTATTCTGTATTTAATAATATCAAAAACTGTAACACCTCTTCTTTTCAAATAATGCATTGCTGCATTGTATTCATATGACTTTTTATATATCCACAGTGGATGATATTCTTCTGGTAATTGTATTACAGTATTTCGTTCTTCAACATTTTCAACTCGATATCTTGTTGTTTGAAGTATTCTTGCAAGTTGTTCAAAACGTTCTTTTGGTTGATTTAATGTTTTAAATAAAGTATAAATTGATTTACCACGTTTATCAGAAACCCAACAATGCCAAGTATAATCTCCGTTTTCATCTGGTGTTGATCTTACTTCTAATTTTGGTTTATGATGTGATATAAAAGGAGAGAAGAATGAGATATTACCTCGTGATGTTGGTTTACCTTTACCCAGTACTGTTTCAAGTAATTGTAATAATTTTAGATTATTCATTAATATAATATAATGAAAATATATAACGAATCAAAAGATCTGGATTATTAATAATATAATATAAATAATATAATATAAATAATATTATTAATTTATGTCATCCCATTCATTTCATTTCTGGTCTAACGAATTCATTACATTAAACATTTCATTCATTCAATTAATTAAATGCCATTAATTACATTAGAAAATAATGAATTTTTTTCACATTTCCAATCAGAATTTAAAAAAAGTTTTCTTTTCGGTTGGAATTTCATCTACTTGGCAGCATTCTGCTAACCATTCTGCAGGAATCATTTTCTTTGCAACATGCATGATACCCAGTTTATTAGCATACATTTCATATGTAGTTTTACTACCTTTTGAAATTTTTTGATTTGGATTTTGAAATACTATACGAATATCAATATCAGGATTAGAATCTAAAACATGTTTCATTTTTTTTCTGTCAGCAGTTGTCCACCGTCCTTTAGTTTCAATATACATGGTACCACCATCTTTTTTATCAAATACAAAATCAGGTGTATATTTATGTTTTGTTGAAGGTACAGTATAATGTAATGTTTCAGTTTCGTAATTTACTGGATAATTTATTTCTTTTAATGTGTCTGCTACAGTATGTTCTAATCCAGATTTATAACCATATTTATATGCTTCTTGTCTCGTTTTTGATTTCGAGTTCCAATGATTTTTTGCCATAACTTTTTTTTAGATTTAATTAAAAGTCAGTATCAACTTTAAATATACGTTTTTTGTCTGAATCAGTCATACCAGCATAATATGTCCATGAAACTTCATCAGATCCTTCATAACCGAATGTTCCTTCTCTTAATTTTTTATAAAGACTATTTGCTACCCATAAATTTCGTTTCGCTGTTTTTAATCGTCCGATGTTTTCCGGACTTAAATTGTCAATATTTATTGCATCAATACGTTTAACTTCAGATTCAATCGAATTAATTGTAGGTTGAATATTTT